AGTTGAAATAAATGAAACTCAAATCAATGTAAAAGTTCAATGGTCGCTTGCAAGTTCAAGTAGTACAACAAGTTCTATGGAGGTAAGTTTATGACAAATTTACCTGAACCAAACTTTATAAATAGAGATGGGGAAACTATCACTAAAGAGTGGATTGCTTTATACGAAGAAAAAACAGGCAAAACACTTCAACCTGCTCAGATTGAACGTTTAATGATAGATGTTGGAGCTTATCGTGAAACTGTTTTAAGAATGGCGATACAGGAAACAGCAAAACAAAATTTGTTGAGTTATGCATCAATAGAGAATTTGGAGCATATTGGCGAACCGTTAGGAGTATCAAAATTATTAGCAAGCTCAGCTGTTACAACATTGCAGTTTTCAATAGATGAACCACTAGATTTTGACTTCTCAATTCCTAGTGGCGCTGAAGTTGAAACAAAAGATGGGTTATTTGTTTTTCAGACAAATGATTTAGCAATAATACAAGCAGGAGAAACTGCAACTAGTGTAAAAGCGACTTGTCAAACAGCTGGAGAAGGTGGAAATAATTATGCTATTGGTTCAATCAATAACCTTATTACTCCACTAAGCTATATTTCTCAAGTTGAGAATATTACTATTTCATCAGGTGGCGCATCTGACGAAGATGTTGAGAGTTTAAGAGAAAGAATTAGACAAGCGCCCGAAAGATTTTCTAACGCAGGAAGTCGTGGTGCATATAAATATCATACATTATCGGCACATCAATCAATAATAGATGTAGCAATAATTTCTCCGAGCCCCGGAGTCGTTAATATCTATCTTTTAACAGAAACAGGAAATCCAAGCCAAGAAGTAATAGATATAGTTCAGGATTATTTAAGTGACGATAAAATAAGACCTTTGACAGATTGCGTTAAGGTTTATTCATCTGAACGTGTAAAATTTTCTATTGAAGCAAATATCATTTTATACAAAGATGCAGATGAAACAAGTGTTTTATCTACTATTGAATCTAAGATGAATGAATACAAGATTTCATTATCTGAACAATTAGGGAAAGATGTTATTCAAACCCAAATCATAGCTATTTTAAATAGTGTTTATGGGGTGTTTAAAGTCGATTTAAAAACACCAACTGATATAGATATTTTAGATTATCAATGGGCAGATTTAGTAGATTTTAGTATAAAAATTGGAGGTTATGCTGATGAGTAGTTTAGCTCCAATTAATGATATCAACCTCAAAATTTTTGATGAAATTTGCGAAGAACGATTTGCGAATATAGATTTAGATGCCGTTTTAATTTCTATTGTGGATAACGTTCCAACAGATGCCTTGCCACATTTAGCAGAACAATACCACGTAACAGGATATGAAGGTTGGTTGCAATGCAGAAATGATAATGAAAAACGAGATTTAATAAAGAAAGCTATTTCAGTTCACAGGTATAAAGGTACAAAATACGCACTTTTACAAATTTTTGAAATGTTTGGTCTTGAAGGAGAGATTAAGGAATGGTTCGAAACTGGAGGTGAACCTTTTACATTTACTGTTGATATTAATTTTGTCACTAAAGGTTTAGATTTTGACTTAATAGAAAAACTTGAAGATTTGATTTCAGAATACAAAAATGTGCGTTCTCATTTAGCAAAATTAAACATTGAAATGCATGCTGATATCAATAATTACAAATACAAATCTGCTTGCTTGTCTGGAGAATGTACAACGATTTATCCATTTCAAAAAGCACTTTTATTTGATGATGGAACTTGGGATGAATCTTATTGGACAAAACAAGAAAATGAAATATTTAATCTGCCTATTTGTATTTGGGATGAAACAGATTTTGAAGATAGTTTATGGAGCTTTGGTTAATTATGAATTTTTATACATTAGTTACTAATACAGGGAAAGGACGTATAATAAGTTCTCATGCAAATGACACTTCTTTGCATTTAACAACCTTTGCGGTTGGAGATGGAGGAGATGGATATTATGAACCAGACATTTACCAAGATAGTTTAATGAATGAAACTTACAGAGGTTCAATCTCTAAAATATACGTCGATTCTGACTATGATAACAGATTGATTATTGAATGTGCTATTCCTTCTAATAGTGGTGGATACTATATTCGAGAGGTTGGAATTTTTGATTCTGATAAAAACTTATTTGCCGTAGGTATAATTCCAGAAAGCTATAAACCTGTTGAGGAAGAAGGTTCAACAAGAGATTTCTATATCAAAGTTGTATTAGAAGTTGATAATTTAGAAGATAAAGAATTAATAATAGATTCTAATGTTAGCTTGATTTCATTTGAATATCTAGAAAACAATCACAATCAAGATCCGAATGCACATTATAGATTAATTGATGCAGATAAAGTGGATGGATTTAATGCTGGAAATAGTGCAAATGAAATTCCTGTTTCTAATGGGAACAAAAACGAGAGTTTAAATGCTGATTTGTTAGACGGTTATCATGCAGGAAATGATAAAAATAATGTATTAGTACTTAATGATAAAGGACTTGTTCCAGAGGATAATTTGTTAGCATATGCACACAAAGAGCATACACATTCAATCTCAGAAATTGTAACCAATGAATCAATACATACTTTTGATAATATGCAAATTTTATCAGGGTATAACACTGGAACAACAACGTATGTTTATCCTCCAGATAATTATACAATGAGTGATTTACTAGCTTTTTTGCCATCAATTAGGACAATACATTTTAGTGGAGATGTAGATTACAACGACTCACTTTATTGTTATTGGGAGAAAGAAGAAAGCAGAATAAAAATCACTTGTTACAACACTGAACAACGAGCAAACCCTCAAGTTAATTGGATTGCAATATGGCGCAAAAATAGACCAGAAAATTATTAAAATTAGGAGTTAAAAATGGCTATAATAAATGAATTAATAAAATTTAAACCAAAAACAAAAGCTGTCGCAGATGATGTAAATAGTAATTTTGAACAATTAAGAGTTTCAAATAATGAACAAGAAGAATTTTTAAACAAACTGCAACAAAATTTTGAAGAATACCAAACGAATCTTGCTTGTGAAATTGAATGTAATTCTGAGGTTCTAGAATTAAATAATAAAACTAATAATTATATAATTTCAGGAGAAAGTAAGATTAGCGAAATTATTGGAATTGAGAATGGATTTGTTTTTCTTGAATTTGCAACATCAAGAGTTTTAGTTAATAGTTTGAAATTAAAACTACAAAATAATGTTGATAGAAATACAAAAGTTGGAGATGTTGGGATTTACATTTTTGAAAATGGAGTTGTAAAAGAAGTTAATTACTTTACATCTAAGGAAGAAAAAACAAATACTTTTTCTCCTCAAACAATAATAGACGCACCAAGAGATAATAATGGCAAATCAAATTTTTTAGAAAAAGTAGAGTTTTCAGAAGATATAATGCCCGTTATGACGGGTTTTGAAGATGAAACTTGTATTATTTCATCTAGTTCACAATATGACGCAACGAATTATATGGCTTGGAAAGCTTTTCGACATCATACGAATGATGTTTATGGTTGGCTTACTGTAAATGGAGTTAATAATGGTTGGCTGAAAGTTGAGTTTAGAAACAATTACCCAAAAATTACCGCATTTGCTATTAATGCAAGAAATTCTAGTGATGCGAACACGAGTGCGCCATGTGATTTTTATATCGAGGGAAGTAATGATGATGTTAATTGGACTTTATTGGGAGATTATACAGATAATTACAACTGGACACAGAACGAAAAACGATACTTTGCACTTACTTACTTTGATGTTTTTAAGTATTATAAAATAACTATAACAAGTAATTCAGGTGGGGGAACATCTTCTGGATTTGGAGCTTTAGAGTTTTTTGAAACAACAAATGATTTTTCTCCAATGGTAGCAAAAATAAATATATCAACAGACGAGCCATTATTAATAAATACAGGAATTGGGAAATCTAACTTGGGGAAGATTAATCAACTTTCAATAATTTCACAGGCAGAAACCATTGAAAATTTGTACAACAATGCCACTATGTATTTAGGGTATATAAAGAATGAAACAAATCATTTCGAGCCATTTGTGACAACTGCTTGTCCTGTATATTCTAATTCATTACAGAGGTATTCTGACAAAAATTCTGTTCCAACAATGATTTCTAATACGACAAGTACTGAGTTTAAAGTTGGATATACTGTAAGTTGTAGCAGTTATTATGTTCCATCTGGAGCAAGTTATCCTCCATATTTAGCTTTTAATGGTAATTTGAGTAATAAATGGGTTGCCAATATTGTTGGGAATAATCAATGGTTACAAATTGATTTCCCTAATTTTAGGAAAGCCGCAAGGTTTGCGATTGTTTCAACATCAGATGATGTTGGTGGCGCAATTAAAAAGGGATATATTAAAGGTTTTACAGGTGAAGAATGGGTTGTCCTTAAAGAGATACAAGACGAACCTACTTGGACTGCTAATGAAATCAGATATTATGATGTAGATATTATTGAGAACTGTATAAAGTTCAAACTTGAATTTGAAGAAATTCAAAATACAGCAACAAGAGCACAGATTGCAGATTTTAGAATTTATGAAATTGCTAATTGTTTTGTTATCCCAAACAATAAATTTTATTCATATAACCTTGAAACTAAAGATTTTGAAGAACAAGAAATTATTTATATCGGGAGGATAAGAACTCAAAACTATTTTGTTACAGAGGTTCAAAGCTATGCCGTTGAAAATAAATATACAAGTGAAGAAACAGATTTAAGTGCAAGCACACTTTATTCCTTTTTTCATAATATTGGCGTGGATTACAAAAACTTAAAAATTTCAGGTTGGATAAAAGACAAAATTAATAATTTTATTTTACCTTGGAGTGTTGATTCTAATTTCGATAGCAATGTTGAATTTAACAATTATGGATTTTTTGTTGATGATTGCCAATTTAATGTTAGGACACCTACAACAATTATGAACTACAAAGATTACAACAATGTCACTAGAACTTTAAAATCTAATGCAACACTTGTAATTCAGATAGAAAGGAACTTTTAAATGTATTGTGTAATAAGAAATGGTGAATATTTAGAAACTGAAAAATTATTATTTGGCGATATTCAAGTACCTCAAAGACCACATGAAAAAGCTCAATTTGTAAATGGAAAGTGGTTTTTAAATGCGGATTTGTATTTTTCAGAATTAGATAAACAAGAGGCTAAAGATTTTTTAAATAGTACTGATTGGAAAATTTTACGGCACAAAGAGCAAGAAGAATTAGGGTTGGAAACTTCTCTAACGAAAGAAGAATATATTAATTTGATACAAGAACGACAAACTAGAAGGGATTTTTTAAATGACATCATTAAATAAAATATGCTTGCATTGGACAGCAGGAGCTAATAAACCTTGTGAAACGGATTTAAAAGCATATCATTTTTGCATAGATAAAGATGGGAAAATTTATAGTGGCACACATAAACCTGAAGACAATTTGAAT